TGTGCGATTGAACCCCTCCAGGTGAAGGTTAGCCAGATATTTACCTGACCGAGCCATTAGATGGTAGGATTTGTTTCGGTGTGACCCGTGATAGGAAGGTTCCCATTGTCGCGGCGACGGGCGCGTAAACGCATACCCTCACGGCGACCGATGGGCAAAATCGAATAGAGGTTGAAGTGACCGCCGTTCCAGATGATAACGTCATCGAAACGAATGTCGGAAATCCATCGGCAAAGGAACTCTGCCTTCATTTCGCCCACCTCTTGGTTGTCATCGCTGAACTCCGATGCACCAGCAGATGGCGTGCCCAAATGCGTTACCTGACAGCGTACACCCGTCTTCCATGCGGCATAGGAGTCAATGACGTCGCCGAAGGAGTTGATAGTCCGGGTTACGCGGTAGATATCGATTTTTTCACTGAGCCTGCCTGCCCTCATCAGAATTGTCTTGCGCTTTGCATAAGGCGGTGTACGCCTTCTTTGATTTCCATCGTGATGCCGCCAACATTTTCGGTTTCACGCTGGTTGTAGTAATGTCCTACGAGCAGAAGAGCCGCCTGCTTGTATTGAAGCGGGACGGAGCTCAAAGCCACGCCGGCCGTCATATCGATCTTGACAAACCCCTCCACGTAGTCGCTACGCGTGTCAGAAACAAGCTCCTTGAGGTTTTCAAGGTAGATGTATACAGGGTAGATGTCGTCGATGATGTGGTATTTCAGATCTTCGAGATAGTCCGCCCCAGGGGTGTCGTCGATGATGTCGCCACTGAAAGTGCCATCTGCTTTGCGGTACTTGATCGTGATGGTGCTGCCGTCGACATTATTGACGCCAGCCAATCGGATGTAGTGGTCCAGCTCGTCGTAGTTGACAAGAACTTGAACAGAGTGAGAACCCAACAACCGGTCGGTCAGCGATTGCATGTAATCAATAGCCGCTTCAAGGTAGACCTTGAGCAGATCGTCTTCACTGTCGTCGATAGCTCGGACGTGATTACGCATCAAAGCCAAGGCGTTAGCCTCGTTGGCGTCAAAAAGCTCCGTGCTAGTAAGGGACGATCGTGTGACTTTGATGTTCATGCAAAAAGAGATAAAAGGGGCCAGGCCATTTCCCAGCCCCTTTCGTTAGTTGTTAGCTATTAGGAAGTAGCACCCAAGTTGGTGTAGCCCTTCACGCCGGCTGCACGCAAGATGGCGCAGTCAACGTACATGTTAGCCACGATACGAACCACGTCTTTGTGAGCCTCAGTGTATGGGTCCACCATGATGTTGATTCCGCCCCACTCGGCAACGGCCAAGTCAGCAGGTTGCACCATGTACACGTTGTCGTCCGTGAACAAAGAGCTCACGAGCGCGGGGTAACCGATCACGTTGTTGCGATCAGGAGCAGCCATCAAGCCTGAACCAGCATCGAGGGTAGCGCGACGGAGCGTCTTAAACGCACCGGCCTCCATCAAGAAGTATGCTCCTTCGTAGTCCACACCAGCGTCACGCAAAGCCTCTTCCAACAAGTATGGCACGTCAGCAGCGTCAACGTCAGTGCCGTCAGTTTCGGTGATAGCTTCGATGACGTTCTTCAACTTCGTGTTGTACTGCAACTCCAATCCCCGACGGATGTCGTCAGCCAAGAAAGCTTGCAAGTCGAAGCTGTTCTGAGCCAACAACTGCTGAGACACTTTCGTGTGAGCAGACAAACGGTCTGGAGAGAGCGTCACGCTAGACAGCGAGATGTTCGTGGAATCGATAGCAACAGCTTCGCTAGATGCTTCAGAGGCCGTAACGTTACCAGACTGAACAGGAATAGACACATCGCCAGTCAAGCCAGTCAAACGACGGACACCCATCTTGTCAGCAAACGTCACAGGACGGTAGTTGGCGATAGGTCCGCCAACGTCGGTCTGGACGCCTTGGTTGACAGCAGCAGACACGCTAGACACAGTTTCCGTAGCCATAGGCACGGCGTCAGCACGCAACATCATAGCAGGGATGTTGATTCCGTTAGCCACGCTGATGCCAGCTTGACGGAACTCGTTGACAGCTTCAGAGTTCATCTCGGCTTCGAGTCCTGACAAGCTACCGGTAGCCGCTTCGCGGATAGCTTTGCCCAAATCAAAACGGGCGCGGACGTTTTGGACTTTGTCGCCCAATCCTTGCACCACTGCGGGTGCGTTTTTCTCTTCGTTCATAGAGATTTCAGATTCTGCGCCCCGTTCAATAATTTTATCACTCTCTTCGGCGACGGGGGCGTCCGCCGTTTCGAGCGTTACTTCTTCGCTGCGTGGCACAGGTTGGATAACCTTGTCCTCGCAACCGCAGTCCTCTTCGTCTGCCTCCTCAGCTTCAGCCACTACCACCTCCTCTTCCACTACCTCTTCGACCAGCTCTTCAGAGCGGACTTCCTCTTCTTCAATTTCGGTCACCTCGGAATTGGCCATAGCCAGCTCCATAGAGCGCAAACCAACCTCGGTGGTTGGGTAGGCACCCTGGGTGGTGGGTGAAACGTCGAAGAGCAAATCCACCTCCTTGATAGTGCGCAGGTTCAAACCGTCGCGCATCTCCCATTCGTCGTCTTTGATAGTAAAGCCAAAGCTGCTTGTAGACACATTACCCATACGGATGTTTTCTACCAAGTCTTTGGCATAGCTTTGGTTGCCAACTTCAAAGCGGTATTTCAATCCGCGCTCATCAATAGTAAGTTCAAGTCCGTGACCTGCACGAGCAAGAGGCTTGTTGATGTCGTGATTGAACAATGCCACAGTGTTGGACATGTCAGCGCCATCGAAGGCGCCGCGATCAATGCGTTCTGCAAAGGATCCGCCGATGACCGTTTCGTCATTGAAGACGGCGGCATAACCCTCCACTACGGTGGGCTTACCCTCGTCAGTGCGAACCTCAAAGCTTCCAGGCAAGAATCGCTTCTCTACATTGTTAGCCATGTATTCTAGGGTTATTTATCGTTTTTGTTGATAATCCCGGAGCACCAGCTCTTCATAGAACTGCCGCCCCATGCAGCGTACATCACGCTGCCACAGATTTCCTTGCCGTCCTCATCGTAGAACTTGCCTTGGTTGTATTCCGCGGCTCGGCTTAGAAATGAAAAAGTTCGTTTGATGGTCTCCATAGACAGCTTCTCTCCAGAAGCGATCTGACTTGCGCGGGTCCACCCAACAGGCGTCCCGCAGTTGCTGCCCTTTTCCTCGCGGTGACGAAGAGCCTTGCGGGCAGCGGCCTTTGCTGAGTCTGGATATCCGCCGTAAGTGTCAGCCATTACGACAAGTTGTGCGCTGTACGGTTAGTGATGGCGTCGGCTGCTGAAGTTCCTGAAACTCCGATTTCATAACGAAACACATCCTTGCCTACACGCTCAGACCAAGGGCCTGAAGTCGCAGTGCCATCATTGGCCAGCGTAGCACTAACGTCAAGAGCTTCGTTAAGTGAGCCAGTGCCGCTTTTCTTGATGCGCTTAATGTGCTGTGGCGCATTGGCAAGTGCCGTGTCAAATGCGGAAAGAAACGCTGTCTCGCCAGCAGCTTCGTTAGCAACATCAGCAGCAGTGTAAGTGAAGTTCCACTCCTTGCGATCGGGTTCTGAATGCGTGATAGATCCAACGGCTTGAGAGTCGCTACGCTCGCGACACATGATGACCTTGAGATCGTAGTAATAGGTAGCCATTATTCAGTGCTTGTTTTGTTAGTCACCGAGTCAGCGTAGTCGTTCATGCGACTCAGCGGGATAGAGTTCATAAGGATGTGGTGCTCATCGCCGCCATCAACCGGGCCAAGTCCCTCGCGGCCTCTAATCTCATTGATGGACATGACGCCGTCTTGCAGGAGGCTGTGGTAGAATTTAGCCCGGCTTTCGCTATCTGCCCGCAACAAGGTGTCGACGTCGAAGGTGCATTGCAGGGCTTTGTCGCCTCGCAAGAGTTTGCGCTCGACTTCGAGCTCGATGCGTCGCACCCAGGGCAAGATGCATCCTTGGTGGAATTGGAGGACTTGCTGTTCATAGTTGCTGTAGGCCGTGTTGCTCTCCATTCCGATCATGGCCGGTGGCACCTGGTAGATGCGCGCAATCTCCTCCGTGCTGTACTTCTTCATTTGAAGAAACTGCAACTGCTCCAATGGGACGCTCAGTGGTTGATATTGGAATCCACCACCAAGGATGGCTACCTTGTGAGCGTTGCGGCTGCCCGTATACTCCCGCTCCCACGTCAACTGAGCCTGCTTCATCTGCTCTGCCGTCATGTGCTCTTTGGTGGAGAGGATGCCTCCGAGCATACCGCCGTTCTTAAAGAACGTAGACCCAAAGTCCTGCACTGCCTTTGCCGTGCCGAGGTTTTGGATCTGAACATGGGTTGGATTCAGGCCGCGAAAGGCTTGGATCTCCAATACGTCTCGCTGAGGGATTTTGCTTGGAGCGCCGTCGTAGCTATAAAACTTTTCTCCAGTCAGCGGGTTAGTGGTATATGAGATGCGGCTGGCAGGGATGTGATACATCTGCACCTTGTTTCCCGTGCGATCGATGTATGCGTGGCCAGTTCCATACAGCAGAGCGTCGCTTACAATGCGCTGCCAAAACTCATATGCTCCAATAAATTCGTTTGGCTCCCGAGAAATCAA